CCTCGTCCGTCCAGGGAGAATCGCTTTCCAACCGTTCGCCGGCGGGCTGTTCATCAGCGTCGCGATCACGTCACGCAACGACGTGGCCGCAGACACGTTTACTCCCAACCTGTTCTGTAGGAAGTTCTTTTGCTGATTCGACAACCCGTCTAGCTTGTCTTCACCGAGCAGCCGAGCCCGCGCGTCACTGAACGCAGCGGGAACCCATAACAGGCACGCGCTCAGGCCACCGCCGTCCAACCTCGAGGCGTCCGGCCGCAAGTCGATACCTGCCCACCCAGGTTGTTCCGATCCGACCGGTGTGAACGGGTCCCCGATCGTTCCCGCGCCCTGGTATTCGGAGAGGTAGAACGGCATCTAGTGGCAGGGTTCGTTTCTGACCACAGACGTGACCGCATAGTTGGAATCAATCGTGACGATCTGTGCCTCCCACGGATTGATCGTGGAACATGACGTCACGTCGATCGGGCCGAACTCCCAACTGTTGTTCACGACTCGCAGCCCGGTCACTGATCCCGGCATACCCAGACGGAACGAGAACCCCTGCCCCATCACCAAGAGACGGTCGACCGTGACGCTGCCGATGTTTCCCTGGCCTCCCGGATACCAGAACGGGGCTGTGCCGCCGCAGCCGGGAACGTTGGGCGTCATGTCGATCGTTGTGTTCCGGACTGTCAGGCCGGCGGCGGTGTACCCCTGGATTCCGTCTCCGTGCCAGTCGCCACACGTCGGTGTCGGCGGCGTGATCTTGGCGTAGCTGTCCTCGATCGTGACCGGCCCGCACACCTGATTGCTAGCCACGCGGAACCCTTCGTTGCGGTTCTGGATCTTCACCCGACGCGCCGTATAACCGCCATATGAGATGACGCCTTCGCCGTCGTTCGTGGCGGCTCCCGGTGCGCGCGGCAGAATCGACACGTCCTCGACCAGCAGACCGTTGCCGCATGTAGAGCCCACGTGGTTGTTGATCATCCCGCCGAGAATCTCGACCCGGCGGATCACGACGTTCTGACCGGTGACACGGATGTCAGCTCCGTCAGTCAAACGCACGTCCTGGAGCACTTGGCCGTTCTGGCTCAACGTGATGTCGCTCGAGGTCGTGGTCTGCGGCACCCAACCGGCAGGGACACCCGTGGTCGACGGGTTCGGGAACTGACCGGAAGACGGCGGACTCGGTGGAGGCGGCGGAGGCGGCGGGGGCGGCGGAGGCGGGGCCACCGGGTATCCGGCACGACCGTCGCTCAACAGGTCTTCGACCTCGTAGCAACGAGACTCGCAGCCCGTTACCTTCGCGAACGTCACCGACGTCCTGTTGGGATCCCATGTGTGCGAGACGCGCTGACCGTTCGCGAAGAACACATACCCGACCACCCCGGACTGCTGGTCCCAACCGAGCGTGATCCGGCTCGAGGTTTGCGACACCAGCCGCAGCTCGAAGTCCGCGCCCGCCGCGGCCATGGTGAGCACAAGAAAGGCCGCTCCCGCGGCCCCAGCGAAACGGATCCCGGGACGCATCTAGGCGGCGATCACCGCGATGTTGATGTCCAAGTCACCGATCGCGATCGTGAAGTTGTCGTTATCCGCGACAACCCGTGACGACGCTAAGTCATCCGAGAACAGGAACGTGCCCGCCGTCGACGCCGACCACGCCGACCAGTGCGATACCGTCTCCGACGCACCGGTCGGCTGCAGGTTCGTCCATTCGACCGCCGCCGAATTCGTGATCGCGCCGCTCGCAGCGGCCGAGAACGTCACCGACTGACGGGTCGTGTCTCCCATCTGGTTCGACGTGCCTGCCGCGCCCGGGTCGCCCGTGTGCAGCTGCAGAAAGAACCCAGCCGGGTCCGAGTAGGCGACGCTGCGGCAGAGCGCGTCCAGGATGGCGTTTGCCTGTCCTACCGCGATTCCGACTGCCATTTCTGTTCTCCTGGTTTCAGGTGGGGAACCCCGGGAGCCACGACGGGGTCCCCCACGGGTGAGCTCTTGTTACGAAGCCGTGCTGATCAGCGAGAACGCGCCGTCGTCCACGACAGCCGCCTCGAACGCGCCGACCAGACCGACCTCCACACCGGCGATCGCCGGTTCCGACACGAACATCCGGACGGGTGCCCCGGCGTTCTCCGCGACAAGCAGCCCGTCGAGGTCACCGACGATGATCTCGCCGGCGTTCAGTCCACGCGACACGACGACCCGGAGCGGGCCGATTGCGCCCTGGCCGACGTCGATGAACTGTGAGAACGCAGCCGACGTCATCCCGAGCAGATACCCGAACCGGTCCGGCGCCATGATGATCGCGTTCGCGATCCTGCCGCTGTTCGCGAATACCTCGCCGTACCCGGCGCCGACCGCCGCGAGGAACGTCGCGAAGTCCGCCGACGTCGCGATCGGGCTCGAGACGTTGTTCAGGAACGCGGACGCAGAGACGACCGTGGCGGCGTCGGTCTCGGTCTTGAGCGCGTAGTCAGCGGCGATCGCCCTGAACCACAGGTCGAACGCCGACGGGGTTGAGAACTCGATCGCCTGCCAAGACAGGTTGCCGCCACCGAGATACGTGGTCGCGGTCTTCGTGACCATCGACACGTCCATCCCGGTGTTCCCGGCCTCGGTCTTCTGTGTGCCCTGGGCGGCAACGACCGGGGTTGCGTCGAGCTGCGGATACGTGACCGTGAGTTGCGTCAGCGTCGTCCGAGTCCCTGCCGCTTCGACCAGCGGCCTGCTGGAGTTCAGCACCTGGAAGATCTGAGCCAGATGCTGCGGCGGGCTGAGGCCGGCGATGTCCGACGTCAGCGTGCTTGCGGGTGCCCGCTCGAACGCCTCGAGCCGCTGCTCTGCCTTCTGAATCTCCGAGGTCGGAACCCCTGCGGCAGAGACCGCGCCTCGGGCATGGATGCTCTTGTGCGTGAGGAGCTGGTCGATCGCGATCTGACCGAGCGACCGGTAGATGACCTCGCCGTCCGGGCCCATGTCCGCGACACCACGCGCCGCGAGCGTTGCACGGCGCATCGCCTCGGACGCCGCGGCGGCGTTCCGGTCGGACGTGACCTGATCCGACCACACCGCGATTTCGCCGTCGTAGTAGGCGAGGTCGGACCGGTACTTAGCGAGCGTCTCGTTTTGCGTTGCGTCCGGTGTCTTCCCGTCGAGCTCCTCGAGCAGTTGGCTCATCTTGCCGTGAACGATTTCCCGCGCGTCTACGCGGTTCTGGAGCGTCCGCTCCGTGGCTGTGTCAGCCATCACCCTTCCTCCGATGAGTGGTTTCCGTCGGTTCGGCGGGTGCCGTCATCGGGGGTGCCGGACTCGTCCGGGGTGCCCTCATCGGGGTGCGCCTTCAGGTAGCGGTCAGGCAAAACGATCCCCTGTGCGCGCAACCGCTCGACACGCTCAGGGTCAATGTCCACCGGCAACAGGCCGGCGTCCAAAGTCTGTTCTTCGTCCTCGTCCGGCGTACGTACAGCCAGGACGTCAGCACCGAGGTAGGCGCCATGCCGCGCGAACGCGAACCCGATCAGGTTGGCCTTCGCCCGTTGCATCACGCTGCCGGATTTCACGTTCCGTACCGGCACGAACTCAGCTGACACCGAAGGTAGCGCGCCACCGTTCAGAAGCTCCAGCGTCGCGTCACCGCCGGCGGTCTTGTGGATCGTCGACGTCAGGTGGTAACCGTCCGGCTCCTGTCGCAGCGACACGCCATGACCAACGATGTTCGCCGGACCCTTCATGTGTTCGTAGTTCGCGTGAATCCGGTTAGCCGCGTTGGTCTGATGTTCGAAACAGCCGCGCAGGAACTCCTCCTCGTACGGCGAGAAGTCCGGCGGATCAGCGACGGTTGCCACGGTGTCAAACGGCACGATCCGCACATCCACCGTCCTGCCCTCAACCTCGACGGCGGAGACCGCAATAGCCCGCTGCAGTACCTCGGTCATGTCCTGCCACCTCCGATAGCTGTCAACCCACCTGGTTGCTGAGCCGGCGAAGCCTTCGCCACGGTCGGCGGGTCAGAGAGTTGCGGGTCGTCCTCGGCTTCAACGGAACCCTCGATAGTGACGTCCGTGGCGTCCTGCTGAACCCACTGACCGGCAGGAAGCATCTGCGCCGAGAACGCATCCATGATCCGTTTCGACCGAGTCCGCAGCCGCGTCAGCCACCACGCACGCATCAACGCCTCAGGGTTCTGGTAGACCAGCCCGCCGGTCAACGCGATGTTCAATAGGATCGCCGGAACCCCATAAGCAGCGGCGAGCACGCGGGCGTTCCAGTCCTGCGTCTCGAGCAGCGACAGGTCCGCCGGGTTGATCGACAACGGCTCGAACGACCATCCCTGACCTAGCACCGGAGGCGCCGCACCTCGAGCCGTCGTCCTGGCCACCCACTGCGTCTGCGCCGCCTCAGCCTGCTCAGCCGTTAACCGGTTCTCCGACTTCAGCACCGCCTGCGGAATCCCGCCCGCCGACACGTTCTGCGACTGATCGCCCGCCGCCAACAACGAATACGCCGACTGGGCGAACGCCCTGATCGCGCTCGTCCCGTGCGCCGCGGTCGTCGGGTTCCGGTCAATCTGAACCACCCGCGACGGCTCGAGCTCCCGGTCACCAAGCTTGAACACCTTCCGGCCCGTCTCCGTGTCAAACCGCGGTTCACACTCACTCGACGGGATCACCGTCCACCTGCGCGGATACCCCGACGCATAGAAGTCCGTCACGTACTGCAGCGACCAGCCCCACCCGTCAATCTGGTCGTTGATCGCGTACAGAGCGTCACCGATCCCGTTCGGAAACTGGACAGGGTCAGGCGACGACACCCACGCCGGCTCATCCACCCCCGGCGGACCGTGCCACTCGACCCTCATCGCGCTGATCTGCGACGCGTTCAAATCCTGGCACACGTTCGACACCCACACCCGGCTAGCGAGGTCCGCGGTGCCGAACACCGACATGCCCGCGTCCCACTCGTTGTAGATGTTCGGAAGAATCGAGTTCCACAACGACATGCGAGTGCCCTCGAGCGGCTCCGGCGGATCGATGATCGTGACGCGCTCGAGCGCCGCCTCGCCCATCCAACCGGCGCGCAAGAACCTCGGTCG